CATCTTGTTGATCTATTTGTTCATTAAGACTCCAGACTCCTGAAGCCTTATCTAATTCTTTTATTACTACAACTCCTGAACCACCTGCTCCACCATTGTTTGGATAATCACCTCCACCACCTCCACCACCAGTATTTGCAGTTCCATCAGCGCCAGCGCCTTCACCAGCTCTTTTTCCATCAGCTCCACCGCCTTGTCCACCAGTTCCACCAATATATCCAGGAGCAGGAGCACCAGCTCCACCACCTCCACCACCAGCTAAAAAATTTGAGTCTCCAATACCAGGACCTACAAGAGGACTTACGTCAATTCCAACTCCTCCATTACCAGCAGATGCTGGTCCAGAAGGACTACCAGGTGTAAAAGCTGCATTAGCTCCTACAGCACCAGCTCCACCACCTCCACCACCAAGACCTTGAGAACAAGCAGCACCCGTTCCTCCAGTATTTCCTTGAGGGGGACTTACAGGAGGGGTATTACCTGCTCCTCCAGATGAACCGTTATTACCACCACCTCCACCACCAGAGCCTCCAGTTGCTCCAGCAGTCCCACCTGGATTAGATGCACCTCCACCACCTCCGCCTGCGGAAGGTGTACAAAACATTGTGCTTGCACTACCCGATGTCCCAGTTCCACCTCCACCAGTTGCTCCTGACCCACCTCCACCTACAGTAGCAGAGTATGTAGTAGCGCCGCAAACTGATAAACATGACAAAGTTCTTAAACCACCAGCTCCACCTCCACCGCCTTGTGAATAACCAGCTCCACCTCCCCCTGCAGTTACAACGACATTTACAAGTCTTGTGCCTGGTTGAGTGGTTACGTCACCAGATGATGTTTTTGATGTTAATGTATTTTTACCACGAGACGTTACGTTTATTGGTCCAATTATTCCGCCATTGCCAGCCATAATTTAAACCTCCTAAGCGTCGTCTATAACTTCATAAGATATAACTAGATCTAAGTCCGATGCTGCACCTGCGCCACCTTTAAGTACGTCTGCTTCCATTAGATATATTGGAGTGTCCAATACAACTAATGTAGCATCTGCTGGTACTGAAACTGTTTTTGCTAAAAAGAAAGTTCCTGAAGTGTCAAAGTTTGTAACACCTGCTGATGTGAAGTTAGCCTTTGTGATTGATAATGATAAATCTGCTGCATTCGTTCCGTCAACGTTTGCACATGTAATTCTATTAATTTTTAAAAGTTTGTCTGATGATACAGTTAATAAAGTTGTAGTCGTAGTAGCTGTTAAATTATAACCTACTGATTCACCGTTAATACTTGTTACTGATACTATATTTGGATTTGCCATAATTTATTCCTTTTATCCGAATACGATCGCCATTGCAATCGCTTTTCCTGTTGATATACCAAAAGTTGATGTTGATGTAAACCCAAGAGTTCCAGCTCCATCTGTTGTTACTAAAGCTTGAGAGGCAGAGCCTACGGCTGCTGGTAGTGTTAATGTGTAAGAACCACTAACTGTTGCCGGTGCATCTATACCTACAAATGCTGAATTATCAGCATCATTAAATTTTATTGGATTATTGTTAGCTAAAACAATTTCTGAAGAATTAGCCATGACATCAACAATGTCAGGGTTTGTCCCATCATTAGCTGATGCATAAACAGTTTTAATTCCTTTATCTGTAGCTGAAAAAGTTGTGCTACTTCCTGAACCAGTAGCATATTTAAATTGAACTGTGTAAGCTCCAGAAGTAGAATTTTTTAAAATGTAAAAAGTTTCTACATCGTTTGGAATTGTTATAATTCTGTTTCCAGTAATTGATCCTGTAAATTCTATAATTCTTTGTTGTGCAGTTCCTGTTAAAGCACCATCATCAATGTCTAATGCTTGAGTACCTGCTCCACCAGCAATTGATAAAGTAGCAAAACCACCTGTTAACTGTTCTATAAGATTTAAATTGTTATTAGTTTTTGTTCCCCATGTACCGGCGTTTTCACCAGTTGCCATTAGTTCTATACCGAGATCTGTGTATGTTGAAGCCATTATTAATTCTCCTAATTTTGTTATTTATATTGGGTATTTAGTTTTAAGTCAAACATAAATTATGCTGTTTTAGTTGTATATCCTGTTGTGTTTTTTGGCGTCTTGGTCGAGTAACCACTGACAGACGTTTTTGGTGTTTTAGTTGTATATCCTGTGCTAGTTTTAGGATCAAGTTTTCCATAATATTTAAGAATAAAATCTGTACCCACACTAGATGTTGCAAGTTGTCCTGTTAATCCTACAGTCATAGGTGTAGGAGATATTGTACCAACTGCAGATGTAGCACTGACACCGGTTAACGGAACCCCTATTGCAGGAATAATTGATCCTACAGAAGATGTAGCTGAAACACCTGTAAGAACAACACCTATTCCAACAGTTAAACTACCTACAGAAGTTGTTGCTTGTTGTCCTGTTGGTTGTTCAGTTAATGCATCAAGAATTATTCCACCAACTGCAGAAGTTGCGCTAAGACCTGTTAATCCTACACTCATGTTTGTTGGAGAAATTGCTCCTACGTTAGAAGTAGCACTTACACCTGTTGGAGTTATTACAGATGTTAAATTTAAAGTTAAACTGCCTACTGCAGTAGTTGCTTGTACTCCTGTTATAGGAACAAAATTTTCTATTGTTGATGTTAATGATCCAACACTAGACGTTGCACTTTGACCTGTTGGTTGAACTAATTTATTAAAAGAATCTCCATAAGGTTCTTCACCCCAACCATTTCTACCCCAACCAACTAATGTACCAGCGTTATCAAAAGAACCAACTTCTGATGTAGCTGCTTGACCTGTTAAACTTATTACAGAAGTTAAATCTAATGTAGGAGAACCAACACTTGCTGTTGATGATTGACCGGTTGGAATTACTGTTTGTGTATCAAAAGTTGTTAAACTACCATTTGCAGAAGTCGCTGATTGACCTGAAAGTTCTACAGCATATTGAACACCCCAACCAGAATTTCCCCATTCTTGTCTACCCCAACCTTCTTCATTAAAAGCTTCTAAAGAACCTATTGATGATGTTGATGATTGACCTGTAAGAACAACAGTAACTGTGTCATCGGCCCACTCGTTGGATCCCCAAGTATTATTACCCCAGGTTGATGCCATAAGGAGATCCTCCCTATGCTATACGAATGATTGCGTTAGATGCGTCTGCTGCTGGAAATTGAATTGTAAAAGTTCCGCTTGATACAGTTTTGTCACCACCAAAAGCAACTACTGCACACGCTTTATCTGATTGTGTATCGTTATAAATTAAACATCCATTTGCTGTAAAAGAAGCAGAAGTAAAACTTATATCTGCAAAATCACAACATGCTGTTGATCCATCTAAAACTGGAGTAACACTTGTAAGTGCTTTTCCACCAGCTGTGTAAGCTGATCCAGATGTATTAGATATTTCGTTTGATGTACTATAAGCTGTAGTGCCTGCACCTAAAGATGCTGAACTTGTATATAAAGCTAATTTAAAACTATTGCCAGATGATGCAGTGAAATTATGTGTACCAACTAAAATTTCTTGTTTAAAGCTATTACAAATTGCTGATGATATTGCCATAAAAAATCTCCTAATTATTGAGGCGGTGACTCGATTGGTATTCTTATTGTTCCATCCGTGTAATCGTCTCGTCTTCTTCTTCCAACTTGCATCGCTGCAAACTTTTGTAGTTCAGTTTTATATCTATTTTCATATAGTGTCAACATGTCTGTTGGGCCTTTTAAAAACATAAATGCTTCCACTAGACATGCATATAATAGACCTTGTGGAAAGTAATTACTTACGTAAGTTCCACCTGTATTAGTCTCTAAACCAGTTGGTTGAGCGTTATAATAAATAATATATTTGTAATTTTTATCTGGTGTAGGTGCTACATATATCGCTCCTGAAGTAGCTGTATTAGTACCGGTTGTGGCACCCCCATACATAGAATAGTATTTGGGAAGTCCTGTTGTATCTTGAGCTGCAGTGCCTCCTTCAGTGCCTGTTAACTCTCCTACGTATTCAGATATAAAAGTTTGATCACGTCTTTCTAACCATACTCCCTCACCTGTAGTAGCTGTTGTTGAATCAAATACTTGAACACCTCTTATAAATAAAGCTTTAGTTGGAACTGTAATACTATTAAAATCTGTAGCAAATTGTGCTTCTGATCGAATTCTATCTGAATCCATTGGAATATCTAAATTAATTCTATGTTCTGCATTTTCTAAAAATCTATTTATAACAGCAGCAGTAAATACATTAGCATCTACTTCTGTGTAGTTTCTAATATCTGTTGTTAAATTTGCGTAAGTATATCCAGCCATAATTAAGCTCTATCATTAACGGGTCCAATTGTACACTGAAAACCGCCTCCTGTTGCTGTGCTTCCAGCATTAGATACTAAAGGC